AATTTTATCTCTTTGTTCTGGGGGAAGAATTGGATCTCTTACAACACGGAATACTGGACGGAATGACGCATTTACTCCCGTTGGTTCTTGGAAGGGTGCAGAAGGAGCACCAGGAACAGCAGGAATGGCAAAATTGGAAGGAGGACCAGAAGGACCAGGAGGTGGTCCAGGAGGTGGTCCAATAGTAATAATCGGATTTACGGTAATTGGATCCCCAGGAATATCAACTTTCACATCTTTAATTCTACCAAAAGAATCGCATGTGTAACTGAATTTAGCACCATTATCTGGAAATATTTTAATCTCATCTTCACCACATCGATAATTGATTCCAGTATCAATTACTTTTATTTCATCAAGAACAAGTGTAACTGGATACCCAGGACCTTGTTCTCCAGGAGGTAAATAACCATTTCCTGTGTCTATCACCTCAACCCGATCAATAACTCCTCTACCACCAATTTTTTTAGCACAAGGAGGAGGAATAAGTATAGCAGAAACTCCCATGGGATTAGTGGTCCAAGGAGTTTTATTAGTTTCGTCAAATGATACATCCTTACTGATGGAAAGAGCAACTCCCATGGGATTACTTGCAAATACAGACTCATCTTTTCCACCTTTTTCGGTTTTAACATTTTCCAATTCAAGTACAACATCATATTTTCCTTGAGTTGCATTGAAAGTATATTGAATTTTTTCTCCAGTAAAATCAGAAGTTCTAAGTATTTCCCTACCACCTACTTTTAGTAAAGCATTATTATCTGATTGTAGATTGAACTTATATGTCCCATCATATGGGAAATCAACATTTGACCATGTTAAAGTAAATTTGCCAATATTTTCAGATACTTGTGGAGAAACCGAGTAAGTATTCATATATTTACTCCATCTCTTATCAACATGCCCAAACAAGTTTGGACCGGTATACGTCACACCATTTTTTGCTGGACTTTGAGATATATTAGTAGATGGGGTGGAAGAAACAGTTTGTTTTATATTACCAATAGTGATCTTGATATTCTCATCATCACCATCAGCATCACGAATACCAAGTCGATTTGGACTTTTTATAATTGGACCCCTTGCACCTACCCCAGCACCAATGATTTGAATTGGTCCATATTTTTTACCGGCAGAAAACTTACCATTTTCTTTTATGGTTTCTTTTTGCGGAACAGTAATATCGAATATAGCACTATTCGCGAACGCACCGGATCCAGTTTTTCCTTTTCTTTTAAATATAACCTTTCCACCATCTGATGGAATAATAACTTCTTTTGCAGCAAGTCCAGCGACAAAAGAACGGTCGTCTACATCCATAACAAAATTTATTTCACCAGATCCAGTTCCATCAACTTGCAGATAGAAATTTGATCCCTCTTTAATAAACTTTGCTTTTATATTGAAAGGTGGAGAAGATGGAGAAACTGCAGGAGATCTCCAATCTTGAGTACTAAAAATCTTAGTATCAATAACATTTTGATTTTCAACAGGATTATTGAAAATCTCTGTAACTATAGTATGCCTTCCTTTTTTTAAATAAACCTTTGAAAGTTTTGGATTATCGACATTAAATCCATCTAAAGAATAAACTTCCTTCCCATCAATTAAAATTCTACCAGTATTATCTCCAGTTCCTTTTACTCCATAAAATCCAGGATAAGGAAGATCTACTTGCCAACTGTTTGAGAAAGTAGTTCCGGATTTATCACTACCCGGAGTATCTAATGGAAGGGTAGGTGATATCGCATATCTGTTCATAAATCTACTCCATCCAGAATTTTCAAAAACTTTTGTAGAAGTTTCTGTAGTATTTTTAGTCCCACCTGGAGAATCTTTAGCGTCAAGCACGTAAGTCAAATCAAAAGTAGTTCTATCTCCTGTCTTTCCTCTATTTGAGCTAATAAATTTACCTATATTTGCTTTAACTTGAATATCATCGTTATCGTTAGTAGATCCAATAGCATCTGCAAATATTCTATTAGATTCTCCTATCCCACCTTCTTTTCTTTTTGTTCCTTCTTTTATAAGACCTTGTTCAACTTTTTTATTTGTTGATTGTTTTACTGAAATAACATAGTTAACATTTTTTCTAATATTAATTTTATCTACTCGCGTTTCTCCACTTTTCTCTGCACCATCAAGTTTAAATGTATGTTGACCATCAACTGCAGTGAATGTAAAAGAAAGATATTTTGATTGTCTCCCTTCACCAAAAACAGCAAATCTAACCTCTTGAGTTTCTGATACTGGTTCGGGAGTAGAAGTAGAAATTGTTTCCTGGACAATAGTTTTAGATCCAGAAAACCTCACAGGATACCACTTCTGACTTGATCCAGGAAATCTTGTAGTCCAAATAGGATTGGGTGGGCATCTTCCAATTTGCACTGGTAGTTTTTCTTGCGGAACAGGTGGAAGCGGAGATTCAATAATCATTGATACTCCCATTGGATCATCATTCCAAGATTTAGAAGAAATTACTTCTCCAACTTCTATTGGACTTTCCAAAACAAATTTGCATCTATTCCCATTAACATTATAAAATTTTCCCTTAGTTACTCTGATAACCAAATCATTAAAATCATTATCAGTACTATCTTCAAGTCGAAGAACTTTTCCGTCAGCTCTCAACTTTCTATTACTTGGACTTGCTATGACTTGATATACCTTTCCAACTTCTAATTTTTTAGTTATTTCCTCATCTTTACTTGCTGTTAATAAATCAACTATTTCTATAGAACTTTCATCAGATCCAGCCTCACTTATCTTAAAGTTTACCTCTACTTTTTTTGATGTTGCGGTAGAAGTAGGTGTATTTGATATTGTGTCTCCTTTTATATTACCAATAGTGATCTTGATATTCTCATCATCACCATCAGCATCACGAATACCAAGTCGATTTGGACTTTTTATAATTGGACCCCTTGCACCTACTCCAGATCCGACAATTTGTATCGGGCCATATTTTCTACCACCAGAAAACTTACCATTTTCTTTTATGGTTTCTTTTTCCGGAACAGTAACATCAAATATAGCATTACCTGCAAACACACCGGATCCAGTTTTTCCCTTTCTTTTAAATATAACTTTACCACCATCAGACGGAATAATAACCTCTCTTGCAGCAAGTCCAGCAAAATTAGGATTATCATCAACATCCATAACAAAATTTATTTCACCAGATCCAGTTCCATCAACTTGCAGATAGAAATTTGATCCCTCTTTAATAAACTTTGCTTTTATATTGGAAGGTGTAGTTGTAGATGTAGATGTATCTGTAGCAGTAGGTTTTTCAATGGCGGGAGCATTTAAAAGATCGACTTTAAGAATATGATTTCCTTCAGAAATTGTTTTCTGCAAAGGAGATGGATTATCCTTAAATCCTTTTAGGTTACCAACCAAACTACCATCAACAAAAACCTGTGCAGTATCATCACATACCCCTCTAAAAATATATTCTCCACTAACAGGAAAATTCAACTCCCATTCCATAGAGAATATTTTTCCTGCTTCACTGCTTCCAATTAAATCAGACGGTTTAATCGGAGAAACTGCATAAGTATTCATAAACTCTCCCCATTGGGAGAAAGTTACTGGTACAGTATCTTGTGTGGCATAAGATTTTTCAATAGTATAAACTCTATCTGGTTGTGTTTCTCTTGTTGTCCAAAAAGGATTTTTAAGTGCTCTCTGAAATATTTCTATTTCTCTTTGAATTGGATCAGCACCAACTCTTGTATATACTTGAGGTTCCCAAGGTCCCAATTCTTCTCCGTTAGGACCAAACCTTTTACCGTATCCAACATCAGTATCTTTACACAGTTGATACTCTTCAAAATCTTCCTCACCCTCAAAAACTTCTATTTCATCAGAAGTTTCCCCAAGAACAGCAGTTAAAACGGCACCGTTACCAATCTGACAATAATCCTTTGCTGCAACAATTGGTGGATATTGATATCCATATCCACCAGTAATAAGATCGACAGCAAGCAAAGATCCATCTCTACCAATTATAGGATTTCCAGCAGCGCCAATTCCACCACCACCAAAAAATTGAATTATTGGTGGACCACACTCTCGATATTCTTGAATGCCTGCACACTCTCCTTCGGATGCAATTAAGTCATTTGGCGTAAGAAGATTGACCTCATTAATACTCAAATAACGAATATTATTATCTCCATCCCTAAAAACAAAAGTTGTTCCAGGATTGTTCTTTGCATATTCATTTGCTTCACAAACAGATACACCATTAACAAAACCAAGAGTTGGATCAATGTATCCAACCTTAATATCATCTTTAGTAGGTGCAGCAAACAAATTAAAAGACATATCTCCCTATTTCATTATTTCATTATTGATATTTATCCTATTTGGCATCAAAATTGTATTCCACCAATTGAACTACCAGGTGTTCCCAGTCGCGGTTGACCTGTTCTAGGATTGATATTAAGATCAGGTTCATTTTGACTTGGTTGAGCAAATGGTGTTTCAGTAACTTGAGGTGCTACTGGAGTTCCTTGAGATGCTCTATCAACTTCTGCTGGTCTTGGTTGCTGTGGTTCTTCAGCAGCACCAGAACCATTTTGGAGGGTGTAGTAATCAGATGCTGCACAATTTGGTTTTAAGTCACATCCAAAAATATTAATCTTGATATTTTCAAAGTTTAATGCAGCGGTTAAACTTCCACTAATTCCACCAATCAAATCTTTTATACTCCCAATAATATCACTTACATTTCCCAATTCTTTTTGAATGTCACTTAAAAATTTATTTACATTATCAAGAATACTATCAATTCCAGTTGTCATTTCGCTCATATTTAATGCAATTACATCTCCCGTTAACTGCTCGACAGAACAAATTGGGGTAACTGGAGTTTGTAAAATCATAGTTCCATCCGGTCTTCTTTTCTCTGGAGGTAATTGTCTTTTGAGTGCTTTGTCTAAGAGACCTTGAATTAAAGCGCAAAGATTATTCGTGATTTTATTATACAAACAAGTAATTAATTCAGTAATAGTTTCTTTAATATCAAAATATCTATTTCTCAGATTTGGTGGTAAGAGTTCCACTGTAGGAGAGAGACCTTTGTTTACTTGCTTTAAAACATACTCCATAATCTTGTTGAATATCACTTTCATATATTTCGCAATAATACAAGCAAAATTAGCAATAAGAGATTGAATTTCTCCAATCTTATTTGAAACCGCATCCACATAACTTTGAGCAGCATTTAGAACTTTATCAATATCCTTAGTCAAATTTTCAAGTTCAATCTGAATTGCTTTGAGTGCAGATTTAACACTCTCACAAGGAGAGAGTAAAACAGTCTTCCTTTGGTAATAATCGTTTCTTACAACATCTGCCTTTGATTGTTCATGTACAGCATCTACATTTTCTTTTGTTGCTCCAGGTTGTGATGGAGATGTTGGAGAGTTTGCTGCCTCACATCGTGCTTTGATGCCGGCAGAAACTGCCTTTTTGACAAATTCATCAAAGGCAGCACCCGTTAAATTTCGTGCGGTTGCTTCAGCAGATGCACTCCTAAGATCCCTAAGTTGAAAAGAATTTGCTTTTCCATAAGGAAGTCCATACTTGTCTAATTGAGTTCCTGGAGGTATCGGCGCACATTCTTCAGATTGTTCTTTAGATTTTGGCTTATTAATTACAAGTCCTTCATCAGGAACTTTAATATTTGGATCTTTATTTCCATCTGCGGGAGTTGCGTGGCCACTTACAGCGAGACTTCCTGGTTGAGTATTTGTTACTCTACTATCTCCCGTTTTTGTTGCAAGAGGAGTTTGTGCATTATTGCCAAGAACACCCATAATAACGGGCACTTGTTGCTCTTGACCATCAAGAAAAAATCCAAAAACAATCATGCCTTGACGAAGGTTAGCAGTTGCTCCTGCATTTGCTTGTCCGCCGCCTCCAGTCACAGGATACATTATCTGTGCCCAAGGAAGTTGCTCCGATGGAATTTCAGTCTCTCCTTGATCGTGAAGACCTATAATTCTAACTTTATATCTTCTACCCCATCCAGGAATTTGATCTTTACTCTCAAATTTTCCCGGCAATATATTATCTCGCCAAGTTGAATCACTAGCGATTTGTCCTATCCACCAATTAAAATGTGCTCCAAGAAAACCTGGATTAAATAGAGATCCACCTTCCATTACTTATCAATCATCATAAACTCTACATTCAAGTGCATCTGGATGTCCATCACAATAAAGTTCTAGTGGTGTTGGATCATGATCATCATCTGGGTGATTTACTTGGTATTGTTCTAAATTTCCTAGCTCATCTGCTAAATGACGACGACGCTGACCGCTGGTGTTGGGGTTATCCAATTCATCACGATCATCATTAATATGTTGTTGAAGAGTTCTGTCCGTCATAATGGTATCTTGCCGGAGGTGTGATTTCCAATTCTACCAAAAGAATCTCTAACTAAATTCAATTTGGTGTAAGTTTCCTTTGGAGAAATATAGTGGCATAAATCTGCTATAATATATAGACCACCATATTCCTTATTAATTTCCTCATCCGCAACAGAGAGTTGTTTGGCATCACAGTAAACAACATCTCCAGCGTGTAAAGAAAAATCTCCAGGTATAGTAATTGTACTTTTCATAGAAAACAATTGATTATATCTCATGATAGATTGATTCAAGATATTCTTGTACTCAAAATTTTCTTCCTTGGATTTTGTTATTTGCTGTTCTGTATTACCCGAAGGAAGAGTTCCTTTATCAAGAAGATAATAAGTAGTTCTTGAGAAATCTTTATTGGCACCAGTTCTATTAAATTCTGGATTTAATACCGGAAGATCTTTTCCCGATTTTTTAATACCACCTTTCTTTTCTATTTCTTTTGCGTTTGGAACAACCACTTCATAATAGAAAGTGAACGGGTCAAATAATACTGTTCGTGTTGAATATGCTCCCATCTTAAGTTTTTCTTGAACATCAACCCGATTGTCCTTTGAATATTCAAGAGCTTTGACATCATAACCAGATGGTATGTTATCACCTCTAGAATCTGGAGTCTGGTTAAAAACTATAGATTTTTTCTTCTCCTGACTTGATAAAGAATCAATTGACTTAAACTTAAATCCTTCAGAAGTCTCAAAGAAAAAATAACCAGCAGTATTACCTTTTGCTTTTTCAAAATTAGGAACTGATTTTTTTGATAACCAATTCATTGCATAATATGGTTTTCTATTATTACCTACAAAATTATAGTTATTTGAGGTTTCTTCAATATCTATTTTTTTCTTTGTCGCAAGATAATTCGATGCCGTTAGAATTTTTTTAATATGATCAGATATTTTTCCATCAAATCTTTCATTAAGTCTAATCTTTTCATTTAAAATAAACTCTTTGGACACGAGTTCCAATTGAACCATCGACTTAGTTGTATCATCACTCAAAGGAGTAACTTTATTTACATACATTGTCAAATTCAATTCGGTTTCATTATTATCTTTAAATTTTACTGCGACTTTCTCTTGCCCAACTATTGGTAATCCCTCAAGAGCAGTTTTATTATCAATGGCGTTTCCCGAATCGGCAAATGTGTAAGTTATTCTTACTGTGTCTTGAAGAATACTTTCATAATACATTAAACGAACAGCACCATTTACAACACTCACAGTTTTTCCTTGACTTTTATTTGATACTATATCAAATTTTTCTATGTAAGATGGTTGTGCGCTTTTGGTTGTTATTAAATTTGCCATTTCTTATTACCTCTTATTTCTATTTACCCACCTTGATATAATGTCGAGAATGGATCAGATTCCTCCCTACTGCTACCAATATATGTAACTCCACCGTAAGTTTCATTAGTTTCATAACTACTTCCATTAATT